GGAAATAACCACGGAGAATATGGTTCTCTACAAGATAGTCTATCGGTTAAATGATGTAATACTTCATCTCCAAGAAAAATAGCTACATGATTTAAAGTTGAATCTAAAATACTCATCAATAGAACATCTCCAGCTTGTAATTTTTCATCTGGTCTAAGTTCTCTAAATCCTGTTCTCCAAGCATAATTTTCAAATAAAGGATCTTTCATAAATTCTTCTGGTGTTATCGTTCTTTCATAATCTTTTAAAGTTATACCTTTTTCTTGCTTGTAATAATCTCTTACTAAACTCCAACAGTCTGTAATACCCCATACCCATTGCCGACCTAACAAAGGTGCTTCATATCCTTGTGGTTCATAATATCCCCATTTCTTTGTTTTAGGATTAACAATATACCACGGAAGCCCACTTTGTTCACAAGCTACTTTATCTGCCTGACTAGCTTCTGGAGGTGTTGTTGGATGACTATGAACAACAGCAGTAACATCTCCTAGATTAGTAGCTTTTACATAATCTTCTGGATCTAAAATAAAACATTGATGTGCTGTCATTGATAAATTACGACAAGGGTAATATCTTTCCTTACCTTTTATATTTAACAAAAGACCAACAGATTCTTTTGGATCTTCTGTTTCAGCGTGATTAAGTGCAGATTCTTGCCAATTCATGTTGCAATAGTACCAATAGAAGGAAATTCGGCTCTCGTACATTGTCTTTGTGGAGCACGAATACCAGCAAGATCAAATACAGCAGCTAATTCAAACTGCACTACTTCTCTATTTTCTGCTGATTTTCTATCAATTTTGTATATTTCTTGTGGAAACTCTGCGGTATTATCTGGTGTTCCATAAGGATTTATGTCTCCAGGAAAATTAACAGCATCTAAAAACCTAGCAAGAGTTCTAATTCTAGTAACAGTTGCACCTGTTAAATCATTACCTGTAGTTGTGCTGTTTACATTCAATAAAATAGCTGTAATAGTTCCAAGTGCGTTACTAACAGTTAATGTCGGTCTAGGTAACTGCCCTTGTCTGAAAGCAAAACCTTCAGCTTTTATTGGAAATCTTTGATAACTATTACCAGCCCAGACTACTTCTCCATTATCTTTAAGACTACTACCTGCATGAAACCTGTAAATAGTAGTAGCACCATGCAAATTATTATCAAGTTGTAAGGTAAATAATTCAATTATTGCTGACGGATTTGTATTTTGAAGATTACTGACAATAGCAGAACTGCTCATGGTTCAAACACCTCTCTAAATGTTGCTTGTACTGTTGCTCTATTGTTATATGGTATAGATTTATTCCAGTTCTCGCAAACATACTGTCCTGCACCCGATAAAGTAATCGAGACATTCCCGCTATTGGTAGCACTGGCAGCAGCAGTAACAGTGAAAACATTTGAATCCGTAACCGAAGCGACAAGAAAAGTACCATCAGTTGCCGATCCAGTTGTGTAATCAATGGTAAGTTCATCTCCTACAGCTACACCATGACTTGAAATCGTAATTGTTACTGTAGTTCCTGATTGAGAGTAAGTTCCTGTTTTGGTAAAACCTTCTCCTGGTGGAGTAAAAGTAAAGCTGGCACTGTCATTTGCACGACTATCAAGGAAGCCTTCTATCGTATCTGCATCTGTTTCTGAAACATTGAAAGTAAGATTGAATATCTTAGGATTTTGATGAGCAGCAAGTCCAAATAATATTCTATGTTCATAGCCATCAGCAAAACGAACAGTACGAGTATTTGGTGCGGATCTTTTTTGTTGTCCGTATGTTGGTGTGATTGATGGAAAAGTAGCCATTATGCAAGTAAACCTCCAGGTCTTTTCTGTTTAATCAATTCTGTCTCTATAGCTGCTGATAATGCAACACCTAAAGCTCTACCTTCATCTTCATCTCCTTCTACATTAGAACCAGAAGCATCTACATTTACAACTATATTTGTACCACCACCTAATTCATGGTTTGGAATAATAGTACCTGCCCTATCAGGTACAAACATTTCAGCACCTCTTTCTCCTACGATTGAAGGTCTACCAACGGGAGGTCTACCTCCATTTGCAAAACCCAGAAATGGACTTACTGTACTGGCTGGACTAGAAAAGGGATTAGCCATTCCGTCTAAAAGACTTAATCCATTAAAACCCCCACCAAATAATGAACCACCAAACATTCCTAAAATGCTTCGTTGTAATTGATTAGCCATCATCTGTGCAGCCATATCTAAGAAATGATCTGCAATTCGACTAAACATATTTCTAAACGCATCTTGAACACTCATTGTTCCTTTTACTATTCCTTTAAATGATTCTTGGAAAGCATTTCCAAATGCTTTACTAAATTCAACTGCTTGAAATCTCATATCATTAAACTTAGCCATCTCTTTATTTAAATCTACTAATGCTGCCTTCATAGGATCAGACATGATAATAGATTGTTTTAGTAATTCTTCGCTAATTTGTCTTTCAATATCTAACTTTTGCAATTCAAAATCATGTTGAGCTTTTTGTTCTTTACTTAATATATTTGTATCGACTAATTCTTTAACTTTAATTTTTTCAACTATTTTTAAAAGATCCATTCTTTTTTTCAACACATCTAAATCTTCACTTCTGAGTGTTAAACTTTGTTGTTCTATTTGTAATTGACCTTCCATCGCAGACAATTCAAAATCTCTTCTTTCTTTAATAAGCCTTTGTAAATCTTCATCTGCAAAATTTCGTGTTCCTGACTGACCACCTAACCCTGCTTCATTCATTCTTCGTTCAAAAATTCCTGGTTCTATTCCTTTTGTAAATTCGTCAAAAGTTTGACCATCAACTGTTTTGCCAAAGAAATTTGATTTGGCTGCAATATTAGCAAAAGCTTTAGGAGTTCCAGGTGCAAATTTAGCTAAACCTAAATTAAACGCTTCTAATCCAGCTTCTCTTTTTATTCCTTTAGTAGTAGTGTTGCCTAAAGTATCATTTATAATTTCTAAAAAGTCTGCTAGAGGACTAGCAATGAATAGACTAATTGCAGTTCCTAGTTTTGCTAATTCATTTGTAAATCTAATAGATTCTTCTCCGAGTTCTTGAATTGATTGTTTGTTAGTATTAAATGTTTTATTAAATTTTTCTAATACTGCTTCTGCTGCTACTCCCTCTAATCCTAGACTTTTTAAAGTAGCAATCGTATCTCCAAAAGGTGTATTTGCAGCACCTACAGCTTTCGTTAATAAATCAAGGTTTTTTATTGGATCTCTTAATGCTTCCCCTAACTCTCTTGCTTGTTGTGCCAATCTATCAAATTGAGAACCTACAGCCGTACCAACAAGTGACAAAGCAAAGCCAAATTGCCCACCCATTTTTCCACCAGCAAAACCACCAGTAGCACCACCTATAGAAGCTCCTAAACCTTGACCAAATAACAGAGGAAAAGCTCCACCAATAAGTGCGTTAGATAAAGCTTTTTGATTCGTAGCTTTTCTTGCCTGTAATTGTTTTCTTTTTTGTAAAACATTATTAATTCTATTTTCAAGTTCAAGTTCTCTTACAGATTGTTGAAATGCAGCTTTTCTTGTTTTTTGAGAAGCCATAATACTAAACTTCTTTTTAATTTCCTCTGCAACACTTTTTTTTGTTTGCTGAACATTTTTTTGTAAAAGTTTATTTTCTTCTTGCCTTTGTTTATTAACTTTACTTATTTCATCTTTAAATTCATCTTGAAATTCTTTTCTTGTTTGAAATTGTTTTTCTAATTCTTTAGTTGAACCTTTTTCAAGTTTCAATAATCCTTCTTGTAGTTTTTTATTATCTGCTGCTGATTTTCTTGCTGTAGCACCTGATAAATCGTCTAATAGTTTTTGTTGCTGAATTAATCCTTTATTTAAATTTTCGTTTGCTTGTAATAAATCTTTTGCTGCCTGTACTTGTTGTTTTGTTCCAATAGTTGCACTTTGAAAAGTAGATTTAGCTTTTCCTAATTGAGAATTAAGATTTGAAATACTTTCATTTACTCTTATATTTTGTTTTCTAAAAGTATCAAGAAATTTATTTACACCTTCTACTTGTTTTTGAGTTTGCTTAAGTTGATCTGCAAACCTTTTAAGTTCTTCTCCTCTTACTTTTACACCAATATCAACATTATAATTAGCCACTTACTTTGAAAATAAAAATATTTCTTCTATATTACCTTCTTTTGCCTTTTAAAGCACTACTTCTTTGGGCTTGTTCTCTTTGTTTTTCATATTCTTCATTTTCTATCTGATTATAAGCAACCCAACCTATCATCTCTTCAATAGTTAAAGTCTCACATAATTCAGCGACAGTTTTATGTAATTGTTTAGCTAATGCGTATATAAATTGCCAATCTTTATTAGCTTTTCAAATCGGCTTTAGCCTCTTCAACCTCCTTATCAGCACCAGCATTAATCATGGCTAATTGTATTTCTTGTAAAATACTTGCTTCAACTTCTCTTCTTAATGATGCCTTATCTCCATCTTGGAACAGTTTTGAACCACTTTTATCTAATGCTTTTTCAATCATTAATTGTAAAGCAAAGTCATTAGCATCATCTGATGACTTTTTTTGAATAGATTCTCTTTCTGCAATAGTTAAAGGATGCCAATAGATAGTAAGAATAATCTCATCATCTTGTTTAATGTCGTGCTTGTAAAGTTGTGAAACTCCAAACCTGTTTTTGAGTAGGTCTCACTCCTCTCCTCCTTTTTTCCTC